TAGATCTTCCCCATCCGCTTTGAACACCTACGTATACAGTTACATCTGTACCTACGCCTCCCCAATTATAGAGACCCCAAGTATTAGCACCCCATGAAGTATTAGTAGCCATAAATTTCCTATGGCAAAATTACTAAGAGATTCTTAGAACCGCACTTGTTGAGTTAGCTGTTGGGAACTGAATAGTAAAGTCGCCGTTTGTTGAAGTTTTACTACCACCAAAATCTAAAACAACAACTGCTTTATTAGATTGAGTGCTGTTATAAATTAAACAGCAAGAAGCTGTTAATGTTGCAGTAGAAAAAGTTGCATTATTAAAACTAACAAAAGAAATATTTTGAGCAACTGTCACTGTAGAATTAACTAATGTAGTTCCACCTGCAGAATATCCAGTACCGCTTGCTTCGTTAGTTGTAATGTAATTTGTAGTTCCTGTAGAGAAACCTGTAACAGTTGTGTAAAGTGCTAATTTAAAAGTATTACCTGCACTTGTTGAAAAATTGTGTGTTGCTAAGAACAGTTCTTGTTTAAAACTATCTGGTACTATATTTGCCATATTAACTCCTTGTTAACTTATTTAGAGGGAGTATTCAATGGTATTCTTAATTCACCATCTTTATACTCATCTCTTCTTCTTAAACCTAATTGTTCATCAGCAAACGTTCTTACAGCTTGTTGATAAGATTGCTCATAAACTTGTATCATATCTGCAGGACCTTTCAAGTATTTATATGTTTCAGTTAAACAACAATATAATAAAGCATCCTGTGCGTACGTAGAAATATAACTTGTACTAGTAGCGCTTGATGTAATAGTAGCAGGTTGCTGTAAATATGCAATATTTATTGCATAAGATGTGTTTGGAACAGGAGCCACGAACCAAGTTGTAGCATTAAAATTGGCCCAATACTTAGGTTCTCCTCTTAAAGTAGTTGAAGTTGGGTTATCTAAATATTCTGCTAAAAAAGAACTATCTTTTTGTAAAAGATTAGAAATATTACCACTAGAATCTATCATTTCTACATATCTAATATTTCTAAGACCTGATGGTACAGAAATTGTAGAAGAGCCTGCAACTGTTACTGCTGAAGCATAAAGTTTAAATGCATCAATAGCTGTTTCTCTGTACATTCTATTTTCTGCATTTTGTACAATAACAGAAACCGTTGAATCTGATAATCCATTATCAGATAGTTCTGAATAATTTCTAATTTGATCTCTTAGTTCTCCGTAATTCATATTTATATTGTCTGTGCTGTTACATACCCTCCGCCTATAACTGCATTCATTGTAGCAGTTTGTGAATAGGCATTAAAAGTATAGTTATTTACATTAACTACAGTAATATTATATCCTGTGGAAGTTGCAAGTACTGCTGTAGTAAATCCTGTAGAACTATTAAAATTATTTAAAGCATTAACATTAGAAAATACAACAGTATTACCTGTTCTTCTTCCATGATTAGCTTCACTAACTACAATTGTAGAGCTTCCTGTAGTTATAGTAAATGGATTTTCAGCAAGTTCCACGGCCGATGGACCAATAGATACATTACCACCACCAAAAAATCCTGTAGCAGTTGCAACACTTGGTAAATTAATACTATATGTATCTGAACTAACAGAAGTTAATGTATAACCAATTGTAGTTGTTAAAGTTGCAATAGAATATCCATTTCCAGCTAATGTTCCTCTTATAATAATTTTATTTCCAATTTTATTTCCATGACCTGGATCATTTATTAACATAGTTGAACTTCCTGAAGCTGTATAAAAAGGATTATAAGCTAGTTGAACTATAACTGCTGGCTCAACTCTATCAGGTCTTGCATTTTGTAAACCTTGTGGATCATTTCCTGGAACTTTAGGTTCTAATTGAGGATGTTTGGGTTCATATTCTGAAATATGTACAAAAGAACCATTCCATTCTGTAACCATCTCAGCATATGGAAACCTTTGGCCAGATCTATCAGATACTGCCCATGATTTTTTACCTGTTGCGTAACTAGTCATTATAAACCATCTCCAAAATATGATTTAGGTGAAATAAATAATGAAGTTCTTTGTCCATCTTCAGTTAGAGCTCTTTGTAATTCATCTTCATAAAACATTCTTAACTGTTCAGTTCTATCAGGTCTGTGTTTTATAGATAAATAATAAGCTAAACCAGAAGTTAGAGCTGGTAAAAATCTAAAAACTACATCTGGAGTGTTTGTATAAGTTCCAGCATCTTCAATTTTTGCTAAATAATAAAATAAAACTTCATAGTCAGTAGGGTTAGCAGCATTAGAATAGTTAGAACCTGGTGTTTGATATAAAAATATGCTTGGGCTATATGTTCTTTGAACATAATATTGAGATGGAGTACCTTGTGACAGCTTATTTGGTAATGCAGCATAAGCAGATCTATCAATTTTAGATAAAGAAATATCTACAGGAGATGCTGGAACAGTATTATTTCTAACATAAGCCTCTAAAACATCATTTATATCATTTGGAAAATTTGTAGGGTCACTTGTATAATTATACTGAGCCTGTCCTAATACTAACGGAACAGTGGCAAGCTTAACTTTCCATAAATGAACACCTCTATTATCCCACTCTGATAATAAAAGATTTAAAGATCTTCTTGCTGATCTTAATTGATATCCACTTCTAGTACCATCAAGACCAATTCTTTCATAAGCTTCTTGAAAAAGCTCATCTAGATCCAGATTGAATGAAGTAGTTCCGGATGTAGTCATGATATTACTACTTATCTATAAATAACGTAGCAGATAATGCAGATGAATTTCCTGTTATACCAACACCATCAACACAACCTACAGAATTATTTGAACCATATAAAATTCCATCTTCTGGAATAACAATAGTTTGATTCTGGTTAGCTGCAAGATAAACTTGAAAGTATACCTGTGTGTTAGTTGAAGTGCTAACAGTTGTAGCATTTGCTAAACCATTAACAGTTAAAGTTCCTGAACTTCCAGTTGACTGAATAATCATTCCTCTTAAACGTGTTCTTCCAGTAAATGCAACAGCATTCGTACTATTAGATGCTATGTATATCGGTTTGACATCACCTTTAAATGACATAAAAAATCTCCTTGTATTTTATAGGGACCCCGGAGAGCCCCTACAAAAGAATTTTAATTAACTAGTGCTCTCTTCACCAGGTTTACCCGTACCGTCATTAAATGTATATGTGAATATACCTGAAACGTTACCTGTACCTGCTGTAGATCCAACACTTGCTACAACTGTAGAATTAGCTGTAAGTCCTGCTGCAACAACTAAAGTTCCTGTAAGTGCATTAACACCTTTTGCTCCAGAAACTAAATTCTGTGCAAATCCAGTTGAGTTAGCTGCTGTTCCTAAATTAATAGTTGTAGTAGCTCCACCAGCTGAAGTTGACAATATCGCAAAACTAAGTGGTATAGCTCCTTGTGGTAATACAAATGGAGCGCTAGCATTTACTGTTGCTCCAACTGATACTGCAGTTGCTGTTGTTGTTGATGATAAGAAAGTAATAAGTGTAGATGCAATTAAAACTCCTGGATCAACTCCAGAACTTTTATCTTGTCCACCATATGTTCTTACATATCCTTGAAACGTGCTTTTATTTGCCATGTGTTTATCCTCCTATTAATCCAATGTAGTCATTAGGCATGTCGACTATAGGCGTCTACATCAGATGTTAATCTATAGTGAGTAAAATATATATTAATTTATTAAATAGTGCAAGAGATCCCTGCATCAAAAATGATGTTTTTTACTGTGTATTTGTAACTAGTCTTTAACTAGCTACTGAAAAATCAGGAGCAGCTATCTCAATTTTAATCTGCCTATAAGCAATTTCTTGCTCAGCAGATTTAATTTGATTAATGATACTACGAATTTCTTCGTCTATCTTAACCATATCCAGAGAGTATCTACCCTCTTGGATGTGAGCCTGTTCCCAATCAAGTTCTAGAAGCTTCTTCTTTTTGTAAAGAGCTTGAACGTGATCCATCTACAACCTCCTCATAGGTTATCCAGCATTTAGACTTACTATAAGCCCTATCGC